GCTCCAATACATCCCCTGTTGCTTCTCCTGTTTGGAGCCATATTTTTCCTGACTGGTCATAAATTATTCTATTTCCTCTTTCCATTTAAATTACCACCTTTCATATTATTCATAAGCATACCATGTAAAACTTTCTCCGACTTTACAACGGTATACTACGCTACTACTATCAGTGTATTCATCTCGATAAGTATATAAAGAAAATTCTTTGCTAGTAATAGTTTTTACAAACATAAAAGCACAAAAACGATATTCTCCACTACTCTTAGGAACACGACCAACAGAAGCAAGTTGATTTAAATTATTAATAGCATAAAAATTAACAGTATACCCATTTCCATAAAAACAAAGTTTTTCAACAATGACAAGACTAGGGATGAAATTTAAATTAATAGGAACAGTAAGACTCTTAGCATAATTTTCAGCACTTGAATACCTTGAATAAAAATTTTCATAATCACTTTGAGTAAAAGTGTAAGTACCCTTAGCCCATCTTTTACGTTGGCTTAACTGATTATTTAAATTAGTAATCTGATTTTGAAGTTGTTCAGCAGTAGCATCTGAACTATCAAAACCTGTTTTTATTTTCTCTGATAATTCAACTAATGTATTATTTAAATTTGCTTCTATATTTTTTAATGCTAAAGTGTTTATAATACTTGTTTTTCCAGTTTTAAATCCTGCATTAACTTCAATTAGTTTAGAAGATATGTCTTGCAGATTCACATCTTCGGGCAATGGCATTATATTCTTACTTATACTTAACACTTTTTCTGCTGTAGCATTATTACTGTCTGTAACAACTATCTTAAGTGTGTGTAGTGCATTATCTTCTAATGTATAGTTAATTGTTTTTTCAAGAGTTAAATCGGTTGTTATAGTTTCTTTTAACACATCATCTATAAAATATTCTATTTTTGTAAGCAATGTAGGGTCTGTGTGGTCAGCTTTAAATGTAGCTGTAATGGAATTATAAGAAGATACTGTTAAAAATGGTAATGCTTGTAGTAATGTTATTTTAGCATAACCATCTGCTTTAGTAGTATTACCTCCAGTAGTCATGACTATATTTTCAAGATAATATTCAGGTGTTGGTATATATCCGGGTGCCTTATAACTATCTTTATTTAGTGCGTAACCACTTCCACCACCTCCACATTCATTAGAATAAGAACCAGCACCACCGTACCAACCCCCTCCACCACCTATTCCTATGTTACCATAACCTCCTTTTCCTAATGAACCATGGTATTCTTCTGTGTCGTAACTTGTTCCACCTTGGTATTGAGAACCACCGCCACAAAAATCTCTGTCACGACCAACTCCATTAACACCTACATAACCACCACCATGACCAATAGAACGAGCAGAAGCAAAATTATTTTTCATACCTCCTCCACCGCCTGCAACAAGTATGCGTGAAAGCAAACTTTCAGTGTTACCCCAAGTTGCACTAGGATGATAAAGTCTTATATCAGTTGCTCCACCACCGTATTTAGAATAAGCAAAGCTACCAGTAGTAACTTTGCCAGCAGCGCCTGCACCGTTAAAACCACTTCTAGTAAGGCTTGAACCTTCAGAAACTTTCTCATAACCGGATTGACCGACACAAATTTGTAGATTAGTTCTTTTTTTAAATACAATCTCACCTTTTGAATAACCACCTTTTGCACAATCAGTCCAATCGCTTGTATCGACAGCACCACCACAAGCACCCCAACATTCTAATTTATATCGCCCAGGTGGCAATGAAACATTTTGTACATAATTAGCATAATTAAAATTCCATTCAGTCTGCATTTTCTCACTCTCCTCTCTAACAATAAGTTATCAACTCATTTACACTTGTTGCAATATTAGATAAATTTCCACTCAATTTTTCTTCTATATTAACTAATCTATCCTCTATTTTCTTAGACGAATAAGTAGTCATTTCAGACACTCTGTTATCATCCACAGTTGCATTAATTAAACTTGTTTGGGCATTTCCATTTATCAAATATACGAATGTTCTATTATTTTCAGTGCTTCTGACAATTACATTATTATCTTTTACAGTCGCATCAGGAACAAGTGTATCCCCATTTTCATTGTATGTTGATATTACTATTCTTTCAGTTAAAAGTGGATTTTCTATAGTTACTTCATACATATTAGTTTCATTATTTAAAGTCCAATCATCAATCTCTATAATATGCGTATGAGATACATTTACACCACCTGCAACAAGTTGGTCAATTTTAATATTTTGTTTCTCATTTTCTGTGTCAATTTTAGCGCTTAACTCTGTTTTAGTTGTATCAATTTTATTATTTAAATATTTATCATTGTCTAACAATTTTTGTTGTCGATTATTAAACTCATTCGCATGAGCTGGTGTAGTTATTAAATACTCTTCTATTTCATTATTAAAATTTAATTCATCAGGCATTTATTCACCTCCTAGAACTCATCATTTAGAACTCATCATCTATCTGAAAAACCATTTCCATATCACTATCTTTATACTTATTTCCAAAAGTTTTTATTGCTATTAAGTCACCATCAGAATCTATTAAACCTATTTCGTTTATGTTTTTTCCTTCTGCTTCATTTTTTAATAAAGTGGTTGAATATCTGCAAGTAGTTGGGATTGGATATACATAATTTTCTATATCTTTTCTAAACACCTCATTTTTTAACGCTATATCACTTGGAAGTGGAGCTATTATATTTCCATCATTTCCAACCCCTCCATCTCCAAACACCATACTAACTATAGTAGGTAATGTTATATCACCTGCTCGAGCTTTACACATTTTTTGCCTTGCAATGTCTGTTGTTACTGCATTTGCCACTTATAACACTTCCTCTCTTAATTCTGCATTAAGCAGTTTATTTCCATTTAACATTTCTATCCCATTTAGGTAATATAAATTCTTTTTAATGATTACTTTAAGATTTGTAAATACTTCACTTTCTTTTACAAATAACTTATTTTTCATGTTTAAGCTTATTGGCTCATGATAAAGTATATAAGCACTTAAGTTTTTGCTACCATTTAATAACCACATGCCATTTAAGAAATTACTTATATTTCCTCTAAAATCTATAAATATTCGATTAATCATCTTTACTTCAAATTTTTCTATATCTGTAAATTTGAGTGCAAAAGAAGGCATCCAATGAAGATGACTTGGTTTAGTTTTATTTGTTATATATTTAAAATCTTCATAATTAATAACATCATCTACATTAGCAGTTACTTTAAAAACGTATGGAGCTATATTTTCTTTTATATATACGTCTGCACCAGTATAGCTTTTTATTATAGTTGCTAATCTGTCAGGATTAACAATATATTTCATTTGAAGCTTAGCAATGACCTTTCTTCTTCTAGCTTCTATATCTTCATCTATATTAGTATATAAACCTACTCTATTTTCCCAAAATTCAAGTCCCCATGTTGCACTCTGAGGGAATAATTGTAATTCTATTTCTTCATCCAATAACTCTAGATTATCAAATTCGCTTCCTATAGCTTCATATAAGCTTTGCATTATGATAGATTGTTCATAGATAGGAGATAATGTAAGAAGCATTTCTTTACCTTTTTTAGAAGCTATCATCCAACCACCTCGTTAACTATTTCCCCTATTCCGACCACTTGGTCTTGCAATTTTATATTTTCTTTTACATCATTTATAGTAAGATTAGAAAAGTCTTCTATACCTTCATCTGTCAGCATCATAGAGCCTACTATCGCCTGTATAGCATTGTATGAGACTGTCCCCCCTAAATCAATCTTATCTAAATATTTATCTATCTTAGTTTTTAGATTGTTTAATACAGTTTCTTCACTAAAGCCATTACTAAATATAAAACTAGCTTTTACATTAATAAGTAATGTGTCAGGTGTCACAACTGTAACTAATGCACCGATAGGAGCTTTCCCATCTCTATTTTCTCCTTCTGATATATTCAATGGATATATATATTCTTGGACCTTATCTATTAATTCTTGTGTTGCTGCTTTTCTGTTTTTATCTAGTATTAATACTTTTACTGTCCCTGCTCCAGCCCATTC